TTATAGGTAATGTACAAGGTAATGTGAGTGGTACAGTCACTGGTCGGGCAGGTTCTGCAGATAGACTATCAAGTGCAACTACATTTTCTGTATCAGGCGATGTAGAAAATAATAGTTTTGAATTTGATGGTCAAACAGGCGGCACTAGTAAAACTTTCAATATACAGGTTGCCAACAGTTTTATTGCTAACAAAGATCTAACATTTGATGCGTCAAATGCAGATGAATTATTATTAAATGTAAAAACCGGGTCAACTGGCGTATATAGGATATCAAAAAGAAACTTTCTTAAAACTATTCCTTTAGTTCCACCAGGATCAATTATGCCATATGGGGGTATAAACGCTCCTGAAGGATGGTTGTTTTGTGATGGCAGCGAGGTTCTAAAATCAGATTATACAACATTGTTTAACGCAATTGGATTTAATTTTAAAGATTCGTCGTTATTATCAGATGAAGGAGTAAACAGTTTTGCGCTTCCGGATTTACGCGGAAGATTTGCATTAGGTTTAGACAATATGGGCGGACAGCCTGCTAATAGGGTAACTGATATTGCAGCGGATGCAATAGGCGGAAATGCTGGCAGTGAATCACGCACAATCAACACAGATAATTTACCCGAACATGAACATGATATGGAAGCGCCATCGGGAACGCAATATTATGGATTGCGTGTAGGCGCCGGCGAACCAGTTGATGAAGAAGCAATTACATTTACAATAGATCCAGGTACGGGAGGCACCCAAGCATTTCCTGCTAGCGGCGGCGTAAAAACTACAGGAGATCTCAATCAACCAATAGAAACTATGAATCCATTTTTATCTGTAAACTACATAATTTATACTGGAGAATAAAGTGAGTTATCAACTAAACAAAACAGACGGAACATTACTTACTGAATTAATTGATGGACAAATTGACAATTCGTCTACTAATCTTGTTTTAGTTGGTAGAAATTATTCCGGATATGGAGAATTTTTTAATGAAAATTTTATTAAATTATTAGAAAATTTTGCTAACACTTCTGCTCCTAGCAATCCTTTAGTAGGTCAACTATGGTATGACAGGTCGGATGAAAGATTAAAAATTTATGACGGCACTACATGGAAAGCAAGCGGCGGTCCGTATGTGCAAAATACTAGACCGCAAATGGTTGCAGGCGATTTGTGGATAGATAACTTAAAAAATCAACTTTATGCATTCGACGGCAATGATTTAATTTTAGTTGGACCACAATATACAGAATCACAAGGTGTAAGTGGATTTAAAATCGAAAGCATACTCGATACTCAATCTAGATCAAGAACACTAGCAAATTTATATATTGCTGGCGAACTAGTTGCTGTGCTAAGTAGTTTAACATTTACGCCCGTTTATAGTCAGAGGATTTTAGGTTTAGTAACAGAAGACAATCCAAATGGTATAATAAATGAAGGCATAAATGTAATTGATAGTGCTAATTTTAGATTTTATGGAACTGCTAGTGGTGCTAATGCTCTTATTACAGGTGCAGGAGTTACTAGAACAGCCGACCAGTTTTTACCTTCAGATGCTAATGGAGTAACTGTTGGTACATTAACAATTCAAAACTCAGGTGGTTTAACAGTTGGTTTATCACAAAATCATGTTCAAAAAGTTGTTGGACCGAGATTTTATTTTGAAAATCAGTTATTAGATAATGATATTAGTTTGCGTGTTAGAACCACACCATCCGGCGCAGTTATTGTTGATGCGTTGTATATAGATGCATCAACAGAACGAGTAGGCATTTTTACAAATACACCACAGTACACTCTAGATGTAAACGGTGATCTTAGAATAACTGGAGATTTAGTTGTTGAAGGCGATACAACTACCGTTGAAACAACAACACTTCTAGTTGAGGATAAAAATATTGATCTTGCACATGTGAAAGGCGGTTCATATGGCGATGATACAGCAGTCGACGGCGCAGGATTAACAGTATTAGCTAGTACTACAAACAAAACATTTACGTGGGTTAATGCAAATAATGCATGGACATCTAATTCAAATCTAAATTTAACTTCTACCGGTTCAACTTATAAAATTGGCGGTATAGACAAAATTACCAATACAACTATTGATCCTAGTATCGATACTGCACTTGGTCTAACTAGGATAGGCACACTGATTTCTCTAGAAGTTGATGGCACAATTACAGTTAATAATACTTTACAAAGTGCAACTACACTTAATTTTATAGCAAATGATGTAGATATCGATGGCAGAGGAATTTTAATTACCGGTGCTGGCGATATTCATGTTACAGATAGTCAAAAAATCACAGGGTTGGCTGATCCTACACAAAACCAAGATGCAGCTACAAAGTTTTATGTAGACAATCAAATTGCTACTGAACCGATTGTGTTTTCTATGGATATTACAGGGTTGGGTACAGGCGCAACACTATATTCTAATTTAATTGCATACTTAGATGATTTATATCCTGCCGCAGTAGAAAATGCGGGTAAATCAGCTAAAATACACGCAACATCTTATTCTGGTGCTACTGTTAGCGGTATCAACGTATCGGTTGCGGACAACAATACAGGAGTTTTACAAAAATCATTTATAGAAGTTGATCTAGCAGGCGGCGGCACAGGAGCAGTTGTACAAGATATTGTAGCAAATACTACTGCATCTGGTAGTGCTACACTTTCGCCATCTAGACAACTTATTACTTTTTCTTCAGATGGTGCTGCATGGAATTTTGTTAGTGACACTGCATATCCATAATTGAATAAATAAGTATATTACTTAGGGGCTTGACAAAAATGGCGTATCAAATTGATAGATATAATAATACACTGTTAACAACAGTAGAAGACGGTACAGTAGATCAAACAACAGATCTTAAATTTATCGGAAAAAACTATGCCGGTTACGGTGAAATACAAAACGAAAACTTCCTGTTTTTGTTAGAAAATTTTAGCGGTGCAAATCAACCATCTAGGCCTATAAGCGGCCAGGTTTGGTTTGATAGCGGTAATAGTAAATTAAAATTTTACGACGGCACACAGTGGAGAACTACAGGCGGCGCTGAAGTTGGCGCGGACGAACCTGCAGGACTTACAGACGGTGATTTTTGGTGGGATAATACCAACGACCAATTATATGTTTACAATGGCACTGCTTTTGTTTTAATAGGCCCACAAAACGCAGGCGAAGGTGTTACACAAATGCAAAGTCGTGAAGTGTTAGATAACGGCGGAGCGACTAGAAGCATAATTGCAGCAACAGTAAACGATAACGTTGTTTCTATAATTAGCTTTGACTATTTTGTGTTAAATGCAAGCGAAACATCTTTAATTGATGCAGGATATAGTACCATTTATAAAGGTATCACTGTGCCAAATTATTCGGTAGTTTCTTATACTCCATTTACAACTGGACGCCACAGTTTTGGAGGAACTGCCCTTGATTCTGACAGGTTGCAAGGATTAGCTGCAAATCAGTTTGTACAAACTTCTAATCCAACATTTACAACTTTGGTATCATTTCCAGATGCAGGTATACGTGTAGGTGATAGCCAAGATTTAAAGATACTTGTAGAAAATGGAACCGAAGCTGTCATTTCAAATATCACAGGCTTGAATAGTAAGATTAAATTTAAAGCAACAGATAGCGGCGGCGTAGAAACACACATTGCTACACTTACTAGCTCAGGTTTGAATCCTTCTACTAACAATACCTACGATCTAGGTAGTGCATCTTTAACTTGGAATGATATATATGCAAGTAGTTTTGTTGGAGTTGCAACGAAAGCTGCTTCCTTAAATGATGGATCCGGCAATTATAGAACAGCATCTGTAGGAACATCTAACAATACAGTGGCGGTTCGTGATGCAACAGGTAACTTGTCAGCAAATTTATTCCAAGGTACTGCTACTCAAGCAAGGTATGCTGATTTAGCAGAAAAATATACAACTGGCGAAGAGTTAAAAGCAGGAACTGTAGTTTGTGTATGCGACCATACAGACCATGAAGTTGAAGCAGTGTCTAAAGGTTGTACAGCTATCGGAGTTGTATCTACTGACCCTGCATTTATGATGAATAGTGAAGCTGCCGGACAATACATTGGTTTAAAAGGACGATTGCCTGTAAGAGTAATTGGACCAGTTGCAAAAGGCGATGCTGTATATGTTGACGACAATGGTTGTGCAAGTACAGCAATTAATGGAGGTTCAGTTGTTGGCATTGCATTAGAGAACAACTTTGACGAGGGTGAAAAACTAGTAGAATGTGTTCTAAAGGTATAAGGGATCGTCATGGCAGAAGTTACCGCAGCAAGAATTAATAACCTACAATCAAGGATTGAACTAATTTTAGGTAATGGCTCCGGTACAACCGGGTATGGACAGCTTATACAAAGTTCTCAAGTGTTACCCGGAGATTTAATTGATGCTGATAATCTAAATAATTTATATGTTGATATTATAAAAGCTAGGATTCATCAAGTTGGTCCAAGTGATCCTAGTGTTACAGAAATACAAATTGTATTAGAAAATCAAAACGTAGTTGCAGACGAAACTTCATTTATAATTAATGATCAAGGACTAGAGTCAGCTGACCCCGAAGGAACAAAAAAGGGTATATCAGATTTTGAGTCATTAATGCGTAAAGTCGAAACCGACAAAAGTAATGTTCATCCTAGCCAAGCAAGCTCTCAAACAGCAGTCACTTCGACAAGAACAAGTACTTGGAATGGTTTAATATTTCACGAGTTTACTGTTACTTTTGGCAGTAGTGATGCAAGACGTCACTATTTTAATACAGGCGGCGAAATTAGAATTGATCCATCTAATACAAATGCTAGTACTCCTAAGGGTTTAGATTGGGCGGCGTTGACAAACGAAGTAGGTATAGTAAGATTTAACAGTCTTGCAACTGCCGCATCTTCCGGAAGCGGAACTAATATAGGTAATTTTGGCTTAACTAGTTCGTATCAAACCATATACACAAAAATTGGCGCAGGATCTTACAGCGGTGTATATGCAGGAAATATCTTTTTAGTAAAAGCAAGAGCAGTAAGTGAAACTCAAATATCATTTAGAATTGAATTTAATGATGTTGTTGGCGATAACAATGTGGATAATAATGTTGACGGGACATTAAGAAGTTTAATTACACTATTTAGAGCCACAGGAGATGTAAGTGTTCCTTCTCCTGGTGTATTCACAAATGTTGATCTAACAGGCCAGACACCGACAAGTGGACCTACATATGTATTGACTCCAAGTGTATCTGCTGTAAATGAAGGATCTGCATTTACTATTACACTAAGCACATTTAATGTTCCTACAGGAAGTACAGTGCCATATACTATCACTGGCATTAGTGCTGCTGATTTAGTGTCAGGTAGTTTATCTGGCAATTTTACCATTGACAACAATGGCATAGGAATAGAAACTTTTGCAGTTGTAGCTGATTTTGCAACAGAAGGTGTAGAAACTTTTGAACTTGCATTAGATAATAATCTAGCACGAACATCTGTTTTAATTAATGACAGTAGTGCAGAATCAGGAGCAGCAACATATATAGTTACTCCTAGTTCAACAAGTATAAACGAAGGCGGCACTGTTAGTTTCATACTTACAACCACAAATGTAACAAATGGTACACAAGTGCCATTTACTATATCGGGTATTCAACGTGAAGATCTATCAGACGGAACTTACAGCTTAGATGACTGGTACAACGAATTTAGAACCTCCTACTTAAACGGAATATCTAAAGAAGATGCACTAGAAGGTTTTGATTTTGTATATCCATATTATAATTCAAACAATCAGTATCAAACACAAAATTGGGGTACTAGGTATGGACTGTTTAGATTACCTGATGCTGCCGGTATCGCATATTGGACAGATGAGTACATACGTGTACACAATAAAAATGGAACTGCTTGGGAAAATGTATTCTGGAGTAGCGTAAATTACAGTACAGTGCCAATAGCATGGATACAAGCAAACGGCACAGAAACTGATTCATCAAGATCTCTAACGCCTAACAAAACATATTTAATTGGTACCGGAAGCGGATCAGGAGTAACATATACTTGGGATGACTGGTATGCAGAATTTCAAGCACAATATAATTGGGCTTCGACAAAAGAAGCAGTACTATCGGATAAAGACTTTATATTGAATCTATACGAGAGTAATGATGCTTTTAGTACAAGTTTAGGTACTAGATACGGATTATTTAGAAAACCGAGAGCAGAAGGCATAGCATATTGGGTAAATGATATACAAAGAGGTATTTCTCGATCAACAACACAAGATAACTTTTTCTATTCTGCAAGCCTAGGAACTACACCGTGGGGAGGTCTCACAGATGCTGAAAGGTCTTTAACACAAGATAAAGTATTCATAAGTGCAGGAAACGGTGTTGTATATGATAGAGGTACCTTTGGAACAGTAGGAGACAGAGGTACTCCGGGCGGCACCTTGTCAGATGAATTACAAGATGCATTTACAGTTTATGGTAATACAG